GAACCGCCTCTTCGTCTTCCGCAACAACAAGGTTAAGAACCGTGAAGCGGAGGTGATTGAATGTAAGAGCATTGGTCCCGATAACGAGGGTGCTCCTAAGACAATTGGCGTAAAGATTCTGCTGAACCCCAAGAATCCAACCAATCCAGAGACCATTCGTGTTACTCTTCCGCGTATTAAGGCTGAAGTCCCCCTCTTCGTTCTCATGAGGGCTCTAGGAATAGAGCGGGATGATGACATTGTCCAAATGATTACGGGGGCTAAGGAGTCACCTTATGATATGATTCTCCAAGAGTGTATCATTGATGCCGAGGATATTCGCACCAAGGACCAAGCACTTGAGTATCTTACTAGGTACATCGGCAGTGGCTCTTCTATCCGTGAAAGTCTAACTGCCTACTCCCTTCCCTATGTGAAGCCCAACAAGGCCCTTGTGGTCCAAGAGATTCTAGCAGAAGAACTCTTTCCTCATATTGGCGGTATTCAGGTCTTGCGGGAGAAGTCATTCTTCCTAGCGGCCATGGCCCTCAAGTGCCTCCAGTGCTACTTTGACCAGATTATCTCAGATGACCGTGATGGCTACCCTAACAAGAAGGTAGAGTCACCAGGAAATCTGCTGGGAAATCTCTTCCGCTACTACTTCTCCACGCGGTGTATTAAGGAGATGAAGTCAGCAATTACCACAGAGATTCACAATGGTGCGTGGAAGACAACAGGCCACATTGAGGAAATCATTAATCCCAATAATGTATATAAGATTCTTAAGTCTACCACTGTGGACATTGGACTCAAGTCATCCTTGGCTACTGGAAACTTCAACTGTGGAAAGATGGGTATTAAGACTGGTATCAGTCAGGTTCTTAACCGACTGACCTATCTTTCCGGCATCTCCCACTTGCGTCGGTGCTCCACGCCTATTGAGAAGACGGGTAAGCTCATTCCGCCCCGTAAGTGCCATAATTCGCAGTGGGGATATGTCTGTCCTTCGGAGACACCGGAAGGTCATTCAGTAGGCGTTGTTAAGAATTTCGCTTCAACATCACATCCGACACTCCCTATGTCCGCCGAGCCTGTTCTTCAGTACTTGTATGATGTGCTCAACATGAAGGCGTTGGCAGACTGCGTCTTCAAGGATACATTCCATGGTATCCGTGTCTATGTAAATGGGGCGTTTGCTGGAATGCTACATAATGAGCAGAAGGCAACTGTACTCCGAAAGATTGGCCAGCTCCGAAATGCGAAGCGTTCTGGTCGTATCAATATCTTTACCAGCATTGTTGTAAATAACCCTAAGGGAAACCAGCAGTTTGCTGAGATTTGGGTAAATACGGAGGGTGGGCGTATTATTCGTCCCGTTTTGGTCGCCGCAGCACTGAGGGATCTGCTGGATCACCCCAAAGTCAAGGCACCGTGGTACACTTGTAAGGAGTGGAATGCGTTTCTACAATTTAAGACCCCAGCAGGTCACAATCTTGTAGAATACATTGACCCTTCAGAAACAGAGAACTTCTATATTGCGATGTATCCCGCCAATCTCAAGGAGAAGCCGGATGAGCCTTTTACGCATTGTGAAATCCATCCTAGCATCTTATATGGTACAATGGCTTCCAATATTCCGTTTCCCGACCATAACCAGTCGCCCCGTAACGCATACCAAGCGGCCATGGGTAAGCAGGCCATGGGCATCTACGCCTTGAACTTTCGGGATCGCATGGATACTATGGCAAATCTACTCTGTTATCTGAATGTACCTCTTGTTTCGCCCTATATGTCAAGGTATTACAAGGCACAGGATATGCCTTCAGGTTACAATATTGTAGTTGCCATTGCCACTTATGGTGGCTACAATCAGGAAGATTCCATCATGATTAACCGGGCATCACTTGACCGTGGTCTTTTCCGCTCTATCTTCTACCGCACGTACAAGGATGAGGAAAAGAAGAATCAGGCTTCGGGTGAAGAGGAGCGTTTCTGCCAGCCTGATGGAGTTCTAACAAAGCACATGAAGTTGGCAAATTACTCAAAGTTGGGAACGGATGGCTTTGTGCCTGAGAATGTGTATGTAAATTCGGATGATGTTCTTATTGGAAAGGTGGCTCCTATTCGTCTTCGTGCTCCAGATGGTGCGGCTCTAGCAGGTGTTGGTCATGCGACACTACAGGCTATGTCGGGAGCCGCAGCCGCAGCCGCAGTAGAGGCTGCTGGTGGAAAGCGTTACAAGGATGTATCAAAGTTGCTCCGGAACAATGAGACAGGCTTTGTAGATAAGATTTACAGAGGTCGGAATGGAGAAGGCTATTCCTTCGTTAAGATTCGCGTTCGCAGTGAACGTATTCCGACAATTGGTGATAAGTTCTCATCACGTCACGGTCAGAAGGGAACTGTGGGTTTGATTCTGAACCCGTGGGATATGCCGCGGACAAAGAATGGTCTCGTACCAGATATTATCATCAACCCGCATTGTATTCCTAGCCGCATGACCATTGCTCAGCTCATGGAGATGTTGCTGGGTAAGGTGTGCTCGCAGAATGGTATCTTAGGTGATGGTACGCCGTTCAATGAACTTTCACCGGAGCGAATCGCAGAGGAACTGCTCAATTCAGGCATGGAGCCCTACGGCAACGAACTGCTTTATTCAGGCTATACAGGTAAGCAGATGTCGTGTAATATCTTCATGGCCCCGTGTTTCTACCAGAGGTTGAAGCATATGGTTGACGACAAGATTCATTGCTTAACTGATGACCATGATGTTCTAACACAAAATGGATGGAAGCCTATCGCTGAAGTTGTGATGCAAGATAAGGTTGCCACGATGCTGGAAGGGCAACTTGTCTATGAGCACCCTATCAAAACTCTTGAGTTTGACTACGAGGGTCCGATGTATAACTTGCGGTCCCAGCAGGTTGACCTTACAGTTACGCCCAATCACAGGATGTGGGTAGCAACTCCTCATACAAGGGCGAAAGTTTGGACGTATGATTTCCACGAGGCGATGGATATTGCTGGAAAGCATGTAAAGTATCAGAAGAACACACAGTGGCTAGCACAAGACTATCAGTTTATCCTCGGACAGAAGGAACTTCCCAATATGGACGCTTTCCTAATTGTACTGGGAATCTGGTACGCAGAAGGCTGGGCTAACAATCGGTCAGTCTGTTTCGCAGCAAACAAGCCGAGAGTCCAAGAAGCACTATCTACCGCACTTGAGACTTTGGGCTGGACATGGCGATTTGATGATAAGTCGCAGAAGCTTGAGATACTCCATTCAACCCTCAAGGAGTATCTCATTCCATTTAGCACGGGTGCTACAAAGAAGGCATTGCCTGAATGGGTTTTCCGCCTATCAGCTGACCAGTCACAGACTCTCCTAATGGGTCTTCTGCTGGGCGATGGACACACAACAGCATCTAATTCAGAGATTTACTCAACGGCTTCATTGACTCTAGCAGATCAAGTTCAGCAACTCTGCTTACACGCAGGCTGGTCTGCAAATAAGATTCTACATACATCGGCGGGAACACCCTATGAGATTGGAGATCATTCGGGCACAACGACTGCTGACCTATGGTCTCTTCGCATTATAAAGGCGAAGAACAATCCCGCAGTCAACCATGGACATCATAAGGAGCAGATGGGGCAGTCTGAGACATGGTCCGAATTTGAAGGAAAGGTCTACTGCTTGGAAGTTCCGGGTGGCCTGTTCTATGTTCGGAAGAATGGAAAGCCTGTTTGGACGGGCAATTCTCGTGCTTCGGGTCCCCTAGTGATGCTTACCCGCCAGCCCGCAGAAGGTCGTGCTCGTGATGGCGGCTTGCGTTTCGGTGAAATGGAACGTGATGTGATGATTGCTCATGGTGCTTCCGAGTTCTTGAAGGAGCGTATGCTGGAAGTTTCCGATAACTTTGAGGCATTCCTTTGCCGCAAGTGTGGTCTGCTAGGCACTGTCAATCAGGAGCAGAATATCTATATCTGTCACGCCTGCCAAGAGCCCACGGGTTTCGCTCGTCTTCGTCTCCCCTACGCCTACAAGTTGTTCTTACAGGAGTTGGAGTCTATGAATATCAGCAGTCGCCTGATTCCCGACCGTCTTCTCAACTCATTCCCTGAGGGAGAAGAGCGACCGGAAAAGGCTTAATGATTAATAATATTGTGGAAATGTTCTACGCAGAAGATAGTAAACTAGGCCGAACACAGCCGCATGGAAGAGGATTTGAACAACACGGGGCTGACCCGGCGGCAATGCTAATACAAGACCGGGTGACAGGAGAACAAAAAGCAGTACAGGTATCACAACATTGAGATCCATTGATTATACTTTATCGATATAATATATTTTTGCCGCTATTAGTAGAATAAATGGACACTATAACACTCCCAATGAAACTAGCAGTTGAATATGCTGGAACACTATTTTTCTTGTCTGTTATTATCTCAACGGGAAATTGGGCCGCTATCGGTGGTGCTCTAGCCCTAGTTGTTTTTCTCGGTAGCGGCATTTCCGGCGGCCATTATAATCCAGCAGTAACCTTCATGTTTTACATCAAGGATGCTATCTCTTTGAGAGATGCTCTAGCATATGTGATTGTTCAATTACTTGGCGGTGTTACAGCGTTTTTTCTGTATAATACGCTGGTCACAAAGCCGGTAAATATGAAGCAGGCTTAGAGCAAGGTAAATGATGCGGCCAAAGCCAAAAGTAAGGCCAACGCAGCTAATTTATTGGGTACTGTAGAATCTACATAGCCAATAAATGCTTCTTTTGCCTTTGGCTTAGGAATGGGAGTTCCATCAAAGGTATGCGTCTTGGGTCGGGCATTATATTCATCTTCAGAAAGCCAAACTGAATAATTGTCCTTATCTTTTTTCTGAACCCACTTTGTCTGCTTTGGTGGCCAACCGGAATCTACAGGACCTTCTAACCATGTTGAGTTATGCCCTGGTTTCTCAACATCAGGTTTTGTCCGACCATATAAATCCCCAACGGGAAGTGTAACAAGTTCACAGTCAGGATACCCACTCGCCATAGCAGCACTAAATAAAGGAAAGGGATTCAAAGCATCACGAGCATCCTCCAAGATACCCGGTGCTACACCACCAGGTGCGGGTAAACCAGTAGATTGTAGACCCCTTTTAATTTTTTCACCTAAAATATCACCTTTTGTTACTGAATCACTGTACACATTCATCTCAGCTCCATTCGGGCACATTAAGCCAGTGCCTTGAAAGATACGAACACCGGGTTTTACTACATCACGAGTATTTAGTAAGGATTTTTCACCAAAAGCAATAAAGTCAATGTAGTAGTTTACACCCTTCACATTGTTAACAAGTTGGTCCATAGAATCACCATCACGTACTCCGATATCACCAGGCACAGGTACAGAATCAGCAAAATCATATGAAATTTTCTCCGGCGGCGGCGGCTTCTTGTTTGCCATCCCTGTTTTACGCCGCGTTTATTTTTCCGCCTTTCCGAGCAAAATTTGAACTTAAAAAGAAGCTCCCTTTTCCTTAAAATGGAGATATCCGAAGAAACTTGGTTATCTATTAAAGATTTCAGTCTAGTAGATTTGCCCCCTACGGAACTAGCAGATAACTGGTGTTGCCCCGAATGTCAGTCAGCCGCAGCCGTTGAAGAAATCAACGAGGAAATGATTTGTCGGAAATGTGGAACTGTGCTAGAAACTCTTATTTTACAGGGGCCCGAGTATCGTTGGTTCGGTTCGGAGGACCGCAATCCTGACCCTAGCAGATGCTCATGTCCAATTAATCCGCTTCTTCCCGAATCGTCACTCGGCACAACTGTACTTGTCAAAGCCAATCATAGCCGTGAAATGCAGAAGATAAAGCGTTATCATCTTTGGAATCAGACACATCACCGTGAACGAACACTATGGAATATCTTCGACAGCCTACAAATTCGGGGTGTAAATGCGGGTGTTTCTCTGGCTGTTATTGAGGAGGCCAAGCGTCTTTACCATGAAGTCAGTCGTGATGTTGTTGTTCGCGGTACTCAACGTGAAGCCCTACTAGCATCCTGCCTATATGAAGCACTCAAGACGTGTCATGCTCCCCGGCGGCCATGTGATATTGCGAAGATTTTCAAGATTGAAACTAATCAGATTACGAAGGGAATTAAGCAGTTCCAGAATCTCTTTGAACGAGCACAGCGTAAGGAGGGTCATTCCTCCGATACTATTCGTGATCAACTTCTCAAGTCCTGTACATATAAGGATTTCATTGAGCCATTCCTACAGAATCTCCATTTTACTCGTGAAAAGCATCTAGCAGTAACTGAAATGGTTCATGAGATTTGCGAACGAATTGAGGAATGGGGTTTAGTCCCGGAGAATACGCCGCCTTCCTTAACAGCCACAGCAATTACAATGTCAATTAAGCATCTCAATTACACTAAAACAATTAAGGAGGTCGCAGCAGCCTGCGACATAAGTGCGGTAACAATTCAGAAGTGTCTCAAACGCTTACAGCCCTGGCAGGAATCTATTCTAACGGGAAAATTATAGGTATAGAATAGGGATAATGTCTTGGTTATCAGGATTATTTGGAAGATCAACTTCTGCTGGAACAGGCGGAGGAGATGCAACAACCAAACGGGGTTATCTAAATACCATTTTTAACGACCTCGTTATTAACACGAATGAGATTGATATTAATAAACTGACAAATCCGAAGCTCTGTCAAGATTATGTTTTTATGCTCCAGCGTTCTTTCAAGGATTTGGAGGAAGCACGGAAGGCAAAGAAAACAAAGACAATCTTGATGTCCTCCACGGAGGGTGACGCCTTTGATTTAGTTCTCTTTTTCCAAAAGAGTCGCGGCCGTCCCTCAGAT